CTTGGGAAGAAAAGAAAACATACGTACAAAATACGGGAAGCCTATAATGGAATTATCCATAAAACAAACTATTGCGCTCGATTTGCTCGAGGACAAGACAACAAACGAAATACTTTTCGGCGGTGGCGCCGGGGGTGGGAAGACTGCGCTTGGTTGTTATTGGCAACTCAAGCAACGATTAAAATACCCTAACACTAGAGGACTGATTGGACGTGCGGTATTAAAGACGCTTAAAGAAACTACATTGGTTTCGTTCTTCCAAGTTGCAAAGATGCAAGGATTAGAAGCGGGGAAGCATTATAAGTTCAACGCACAATCTTCGACAATAGACTTCTTTAATGGCTCAACGATATTGCTAAAGGATTTATATAGTTATCCTTCCGACCCAAACTTTGACGAATTGGGTTCGCTAGAAATAACCGACGCATTTATTGACGAGGCAAATCAGGTGGACGACAAGGCAAGGAACATTATTAAATCAAGGATACGTTTTCAGTTGGACCAAAACGATTTAGTGCCTAAGATACTTTACACGTGCAATCCGGCTAAGAATTGGACGTACTCGGAGTTCTATAAACCCCAACAAGACGGAAGCATTGGGAACAATAAAAGATTTATAAGTTCGTTAATAGACGACAATCCATTCATATCAAAACATTATAAGGAGAACCTTTTAACCTTAGACAAAGTAAGCAAGGAACGTTTACTTTTTGGTAATTGGGAATACCTTTCGGACCCCGCTCAATTAATAGATTATGAGAAAATACTTGACTGCTTTACTAGCGATTATTTACATAGTGGCGCACCTTACATTAGCTGCGACGTTGCTCGTTTTGGTAGCGATAGTACTGTCATTGGCTTATGGGATGGGTTTCGTGTTAAGCTATATCAATACAACGGTAAATCGGTTGTCGAAGTTGCTGAAATTATAAGGAAGTTCCAACACGATTACAAGGTCCCGACATCAAACGTTGTAGTGGACGAAGACGGAGTGGGCGGAGGAGTATGCGATATACTTAGGTGCAAAGGCTTCGTCAATAACTCCAGGGCATTAGAGAACCCTGTAACAAGGACAAAGGAGAACTTTGACAACCTTAAGTCCCAATGTTATTATAAGTTAGCCGAGTTAATAAATGATAGCAAATTATATATCAATGCAGACGGCAAGATAAAGCAATTAATTATTGAGGAGTTGGAGCAAGTAAAGCAAAAGTCAGTCGATAAAGACGGAAGCAAAGGGATAATACCAAAGGATAAAGTAAAGGCTTTGATTGGACGTTCTCCCGATTTCTCGGATTGCTTGGCAATGAGAATGATATTTGAATATACTCCAAAATTTGTAGTGAGCGTTTATTAGGATAAAATAAGTAACTTTGACTAAATTGTACATATATGGGACTATTTGATTTCTTTAGTAAAAAGAAAGTAAACACTTTGTTTCCGAACATACCACTAAGCGCACAGGTTGCAATACAACAAGGGATTGTTACTTGGCAAGGACAAAACGCACAGGCTTACGTTAGGGACGGTTATCAATCAAACGACATAGTTTATTCAATCGTAAAATTAATTACTGATAAAGCAAAGTTGGCTCCATTCCACGTTTATAAGATTGTGGACCAAACGGCTGCTAAGCGTTACAAGTCTTTAATGAAGCAACCGGATAAGATTGAGAATTGGAATGAAGTAACACAATTACACAAAAAAGCATTTGAATTATACGATGGGGACTCACGATTGAACGAATTACTTAGGTATCCAAATGAGGAGGACACTTGGGCGGATTTAGTTGAGCAATGGTGTGGCTTCAAATTATTAACAGGCAACTCCTTCATTTACGCTAAGATGATTGAAGGCGGAGCAAACGACGGTAAACCCTTTGAACTTTATGCATTACCCGCTCAATTTATGGCAATCGTGGCAGACATCGAAGTCTTCCCACCTACAAGAGTTGGTTATCAATTATACTACGGTAAGTTGTGGACCTTTGACACAAAGGAAATATTACACGACAAATACTTTAACCCTTATTGGACAGTAACAGGAAACGAACTTTACGGTCAGTCGCCACTAATGGCAGCGGCTAGAACCTTAACTCGTTCTAACGAAGCCAAGACGGCTGCGGTTGCATCGTTCCAAAATGGTGGACCGGCGGGAGTTCTATTCATGAATGACGATAGGTTCGATCCAACAAGCGGAACTCAACAGGCTCAAGCGTTAAAGAAATCTATTAGCGAGAAGGGAGGAGCAAGTAACTTCAATTCAATTGCCGTGTCAGGTTATAAGGTGGATTGGAAACAAATTGGTTTAAGTCCGGTTGAGTTAAACATTATCGAGTCCGAAAAGTGGGATATGAAATCACTTTGTAATATTTACGGGGTGCCAAGTCAGCTTCTAAACGACGCAGACAATAAGACTTATAACAACCAAAGAGAAGGCGAAAAGGCTTTAACATTACGTTGCGCCATTCCTTTATTGGATGCTATCGCTGAACAATTAAACAGGAAGTTACATAGCGATTGGGGATACAAAGGAACCAATGTTTATGTTGGTTATGACATACAAGTTTATCAAGAATTAGAAGCAAACAAAGCGGAGCAAGTTGCTTGGTTAGATGCTGCGTGGTGGATTAGTCCGGCACAAAAGATGGAAATAATGGGACTTAAAAACCCTGATTACATCCCGGTTGAGGAACTACAAAAGTTATACGTTCCGAGTAGTTTGCAAACATTGGACCAATTCCAACCGTTAGAAATACCAACGGACGTAACCCCTAAACAACCTTAATATGCAATTCGTAGAATTTATAAGTCAATTATTAGACAGTAAGGAACAAGCAATCGTTTGGCACAATCAAACGTTAAGCTATGCAGAACATAAAGCATTGGATAAATACCAGGAAGAAATCGCCGAGTTATACGACGGATTGGTTGAAAGCGTAAGTGGAATATACGGACGACCTAAAAACTATTCGGTTGGTACGTTGCAGAATTATACAAGCAACGATGCGGTCCAAGCGTACTTCAAAGACCTTTATGCATTTGTGCAAAAGGAACGTAAAACAATATACCAAGACAGTTGGATACAAAACGAAATAGACGAAGTTGCTAAGCTAATCGCTAAGACACTTTACCTTTTAACACTTAAGTAATGATTTGGCAAGATTATAGGAAACTATATCAAAACGCTTTAATACAATATTCGCCTAAATTCCAAAAGGAATTACAAAGACAGGTCGATGTTTATTGTCGTACCCAAGACTTCAACGCTATTGGCGATGCGGGACTTAAGAAGACGATTAAACAGTTGCACGTGGCTCTAGGTGTCAAAATGGGTATAACCGCCGAAAAGGACGTTAAAAAGGGTTCTAAAGGGATTTCGTATTTAGAGGTAAAGGATGCTAAGACTAATTTGTTTGCGTATGTTATTATCAAGTACTTAGAAACAAAAGGGTTGGACCAATTAGCGGAAGACCTAACCAATACAACTAAGGAACAAATAAGAAGGTTCTTAATACAAGGACAGGAGCAAGGATTGACAATGAATGAAATCATTGAGTTGCTTAAGACTTCGGGTATTACTAATTACCGCGCAGCTTTAATAGCTAGAACGGAAACATCAAGGGCAGCCAATATAGGTTCAATGGTTGGCGCAATGTCAACGGGTTTGGTAACGGTTAAGGAATGGATTGCAGCAAAGGATAACAGGACAAGACGTATGCCGAGGGACCAAAACGACCACTTAAACATGGACGGAGTTAAAGTACCAATGGACCAAAAGTTTGTTGTTCCGGCTTTAAAATATATAGACAATATGTTACATCCTGGCGACTCAACGGCTCACGCGGGAAACGTTTGTAATTGTCGTTGCACGCTAGGATATGAAGCAGTTCGAGGATCGGACGGTAAATTACAAAGACTAGAGAACAACCCGCCAATGGGCGACGCGGGTATGATTTGGAACCTACTAACAAATTTAGCGGGGATGGAAATAGCTAACTTATTAAATGAAGCATTACAATAACAAAAAAAATAATAACTTTGTTCGTATGAATACTATGCAATTAAAAAATACGCTTGTTCAAAAAGAAGACGTGGGTTATGACATAATGGACGTTGACTGCGAACAACGACGAGTAAAGGCGGTTTGGGCGCGTTGCGGTAATATCGATTTAGATAACGACATTATCGTTCCTGAAGCGTTCACTAAAACTTTGGCTGAACGTGGACCAATGGGTAAAAACCTTATTTGGTCTTTGGTTGACCATTGCGCTGATATGAATAACGTAATCGGTAAGCCTGAACAATTATACATCGAGAACGATATGTTAATCGCTATCACTCCAATCATTGAAACGGAGAAGGGCGAAGATATTATCAAGTTGTATGAAGCGGGATTGATTAACCAACACTCAATTGGATTTAGTACAATTAAGTCAAACGTTGACAAGAACGGAATAAGAACAATTACCGAGTTGAAGATGTACGAAGGAAGCGCGGTGCTTTGGGGTGCTAACCCTGAAACTCCAACCCTAGGATTTAAAGGAGAAATGGAAATGGCGGATAAAAAAGCGGAATTAAGCAACAGGCTCGAAAAGCTACTTAAAGCGTTCAAAGGTGGAAGATTTACCGACGAAACTTTTAGCTTAGTAGAAATCGAAATAAAAAGGATACAAAGCGAATTAATGGAAATCGAAGTAATCAAAGAAATCACTCAACCCGAGCAATCAGTTGAGCCGGTTGTTGAAGAAAAGACTGAAGATAACGAGCAAGTCCTAAAGGCAATCAATCAATTTAATAATCTATTTAAAAAGTAAAAATGGAAAATCTAATCAATGAAATGGCAGAAAACGTAAAAGGAATTAAATCCGACGTTGCTGCTCAAATCGATGAAGTTAAGGCTTCAATCAAAGTGTTAGCGGACGAAACACAAAAACAAATCGACGCACAAAACGCTGCACAAAAGAAAGCTGCTAAGCGTGAAGTTAAATTTATGGATGAGGTTATTATGGAGAAGTTAGACGGTAACTTAGACCAAATCGAAAAGGAAATGAAATCAGGCGGTAAATTCCGTTTAGATTTAAGCGATGTTAAGAGTATGACTTTGTCAGCTTCTTTAACAGGGGACGCTCAAGCATCTTACGCTCCTAACGCTGCTATCTTACCAAGTCAAGCGGTTAACTTCCGTGACTTAATCCCAACTGTTCGTTCAACAAGTGGTTTGTATGTTTTCTATAAGGAAACTTCTACAACAAACAACATTGGCGCACAAACTGAAGGTTCAAACAAAGGCGAAAACAACTACGCATTAAGCGAAGTTAAAGTGGTTAACGACTACATCGCTGGTTTCTCAACTTTCTCTAAGCAAATGGCTAAATCTTTACCTTTCTTGAGTACAACTTTACCAAGAATGTTAACAAGAGATTTCTACAAAGCTGAGAATAGTGCTTTTTATACAACTGTAAGCGGTGCTGCAACAGGTTCTACAACTACTGCGGAAACTACTGATTTAAAGCAATTAGTTGACTATATCGGAAACCAAAAGAGCGCAAACTTTGTAGCTTCTTTTGCGGTTGTTTCTCCAACTCAAATGGGTCGTTTATTAAAAGATACAATCACTCAAGGTTACTACGCTGGTAGTGGTTCAGTAGTGGTTAACCCTAACGGTGGTATCACTATTTGGGGTGTTCCTGTAATCGCTGCTTCTTGGGTAGCTGATGATAAGGTTCTTATCTTAGATAACAACTATTGTGAGCGTGTTGAAGTTGAAGGTTTAGCTATCGAGTTTTCTTATGAGAACGCTAGTAACTTCCAACAAAATATGGTTACTGCTCGTATCGAATGTTACGAAGATGTAAACTTAATGCAACCGGCTTCTGCAATCTTTGCTGATTTCGGAAACGCTTAATTTAAGTTTTACCTATAAAATTACCCTCACAATAAAATGTGGGGGTTTTTTATTTATAATATTGTAAATTTGTAAAAAAGGGATATGTATAATTATATTATAGATTACACGCAAGTTGACTTAGGCACAATTACCGAGCCTGTAACAGTTGCGGAAGCTAAGCAATATTGCCGCGTTGATAACGACGTAGAAGACGATTTGTTTGAGGAATTAATTACCCAATCAAGGTTAGCCGTTGAGAAGGCTGCTAATATAAGCATCACTCCCAAGACAATTACTTTGTGGTTTACTAATAGCGCCGGTAACTTTCAGCTTCCATTTGGTCCTATGACTGCTTTTACTAGCCTTACGGACGTAAACGGTAACGTAATTGGAAGTAACGTATATAAATTGATAGGAGGACAATATCCTAACCTACAAAAGCCTGATTGGGCGAATTTAACGGCGGTTTACACTACGGGGATGGCGACAGTACCAAAAGAAATTAAGATCGCTATTTTGGACCAAATTAACTACGGTTACGAGAATAGAGGTATGGACGTGGATGATATGGGAGTTTGTGAGAAAACCTGGAGGGTTTGCCAACGTTGGACAAGAACATCGCCAATATTATAATATGAGAATAGGACTACATAAAGACAATTACGTTGACGCTAACTCAATGACTAGGTTGGTGGACGTTTATGCGCCTACAAGAACGAGCGACGGAGAAGGTGGATTTACGACAACCTTCGCATTACAAGCGACAGTTTGGGGGGATTATAGACCTCAACCACAAAACAGGGCAATCCAAGAAAGCCAATTGTCATTCAATAGATATGCAAAGTTGTTTATACGTTGGGATTTGAGTATTACTGATAACTATCAATTAGAGGTTGAAGGTCAACGTTTTACAATACATTCTATTAAGGACGTGGACAATGCGCATAGGTTTTGGGAAATTGAAATGTACGCATAATGGACAAAGTAACGTTTAAAATAGAGGGATTGGACCAAATGATTAGAGCGCTTGGTTCGGTGTCGCAAAAGATTGAGAAGGAAGTTATCGGGGAGTTTGCTGCGTCTGCATTAAAAATACAATCGGATGCAAAGAAGAACGCTCCCGTAAACTTGGGTAAGCTAAGGCAATCTATTTATTTAAACACTCAAGTTAAAAATAAAACAATAAAATATATTGTTGGCTCAAACGCTTCTTATGCTCCTTACATTGAATTTGGAACAGGTGGCAAGGTAAGTATTCCAACCGGTTATGGTACTTTTGCGGGACAATTTAAAGGCAAAACGGGAGGCAAGTTTAGGGATTTGATTAAAGCGTTAACCGAATGGGTAATTAAAAAGGGGATTGCTAGTGGCAAAAATAGTAAATCAGTTGCCTATGCGATAGCCTTAAGTATATTAAGAAGGGGAATAAGACCTCAACCGTTTTTAATCCCAGCTTTTGAAATTGAAAAGAACAACCTTAAGAAAAGAATAAAAGACATAATAAGAAATGCTAAATCCTAATATTGAAATAAAAAAGTGGTTTGTAACTAACATTGCTTTGGCGACGGGATTGCCTGTTTACGACGGTATTGGACCGGACAACGACCTAAGTGAATATATTGTTTTGGATGGCAGAACCTCAAGCCAAGAACAAGGCAAAAGCGGTTATACAAATTCAAATACTATTATAGTTGACATTATAACAAAAAATGCTAACTTTGGCTATAAACGTTCCGAAACAATATCTAATATGATATTAGAAGAAATAAATTCGGATACTAAAATTACATTACCAAGCGGGTGGACTTCCACTTCTTTATTTGTAAATAGTATCTCAAATTTAGACGGTTTAAATCCTTTGGATAATGTATTTAGAACGCTTATAACATATAATTTAACAATAACTCAAATTTAATAAAATGGCAGAAACTAAAGTATCAGGTAGAGACTACCTCCTATTCGCAGACATAGACGACGACGGTACATTTAAACCGGTTGCTTGTCTTACTTCAAACAACATCACTTCTTCTTTGAACGTGATTGACGCAACTTCAAAATGTGGCGACCAATTCCAACCAGGACCAGCTTACAACCAAACAATCAAAGCGGACGGTTTTGCAATCGACCAAACAGGAACGGCTTCTAAAGACAGTTACAATCAATTGTATTCTGCTTTTATTAACGGTACTGTATTCGATATTAAAATGGGCGAAGCTACTCCGGTTGCGGGTAATGTAACTTATACAGGTGCGGTATTTATTAGTGCGTTCGATGTAACTGCAGCTGATAAAGAGGACGTAAAGTTCAGCGCTACTTTCACGGTTGCGGTTCCACCTTTAACTCAAACAGTAACAGCTTAATAAAAAACAACAACAACTATGTACGAATTAAAACTAAACAACAAAACAATCCCCTTAAAGTGGGGTACTTGGGCAATGCGTGAATTTTGCTTAACAAACAATATAACTATTGACAAGTACTTTGAACTATTGGGTAAATCGCAATATGACATTGACCTAATTGTTAAACTAATATACATAGGGTATAAATCCGCGTGTAATAGTAATAAAGAACAAGTTGAGTATGTTATGGACGACGTTTGCGATTGGATTGACGAATTGGGAGGCATTTATACATCGGAAGGGCAATTTCTTGCATACATAAAGTATATTGTTTCAACAACAGTTACAACAGTTCAAGGATTACCTAAAGAAGAAAAAAAAAAGCCTAACAAAGCTAAGTTGGGATGATATATTGGTTAAAGCTGCCGAATGTGACATAAGACCAAGCGAGTTTTGGGAAATGACTTGGAAGGACTTTTCTATTATCGTAATGGGTAAAGAGAAAAAAGAGTTAAGTGAATGGGCGAGGACTAGAAACCTCGCCTATATTATATACCTAAGTAATACCGCAGAAAAGTCGCCTAAGTCCATTAAATCATTTTGGCATATACCAGCAATAGACGACGTTGAAGAAGAACCGGAGGAAAGGAAGATGCTAACTCAAGAACAACTTGCAAGAACATTAAAATTGTACGGAGTAAATTAAAATAAAGATGGCAGATAATTTAGATAAATTCGGTATAAGTTTAGACTTAGACGCTTCAGGCTTACAAGCTGAACTTATTAAAGCGCAAAACGAACTACGCAAGTTTCAAGCACAATTAAAAACCTCAACCGATACTGCCGAGATTTCAAAATTAAGCGGTTCAATTTCTACTTTACAAGACAAGATTACTCACTTAGGTAGTCGTATGGGAGAAATGGCAAAGCCAACGGGCGACGCAACACAATCTTTAGTAAACTTATCTAGGATTGCGCAAGATGCTCCCTATGGGTTTATAGGTATTGCGAATAACCTTAACCCAATGTTAGAAGGATTTCAAAGGTTAAGTAAAGAGTCGGGAGGAGCGGGAGCAGCGTTAAAGACAATGGTTGCGGGATTATCGGGTCCAGCCGGTATTGGTTTAGCTTTAGGAGTTGTTTCTTCTTTAGTTGTTGCATTTGGGGACGATCTTGCTAAGATGTTTGCCGATATGGACCAAGGCAATAAGACAACTAGAGAGTATGTTAGTGCAATCCACGAAAGCCAAAAGGCTTATGTTGACGCTTATGTTGATATGTATAAACTTAAACAAGCGTTTGAGGATTTTCACGGTGGGTTAATAAGTAAAAAAGAATTATTAAAATTATATAATAGTACTTTAGGAGATACCTACGGTAAAACTAATAATGTTGCCGAAGCGGAGAGAGTTTGGGCGGCAAATTCGGAAAACTTTATCAAGTCTGCAATATTAAGGGCAGCGGCAATGAAGGAGATTGAGAAGGCTGCCACAAAAGCCGCCGAAGCATTTGAATTTAAAGCAAAGCCAAAAGAGGACTTTAGAAAGTGGTACGATGTGGATTTAGGAGCGGGAGTTGGAGCGCCTGGTAATATGACTACAAATGACCGCGCTAGGCAAGACGCACAAAGACAACAAGAGGCAATTGATGGTATAAAAAAAGAAGAAAAGTTTCACTTAGACGTTGCTAAAGCTATTGAGGCTGAAATAAAACTGATAAAAGAAAAGGCAGTTTACACAAATTTTGTAGGTAAAGATTTGCCAAAAGAAACAACAGGAGCATCCAAGCCTACTTTTAATGCGGATACTAAGGAACTAGATTTATTAAAGAAAAAACAAGAATACTACAAAGATGATATTTACGCATTTAAAGATTATGCGGATAAAATTGTAGCCGAAGAATTAAGAATTGCACTATTAAAAGCCAAGCATAATAAATCAAGTGCGGAAGAAATTAAAGCTATTCAAGAGGGAGCGGCAATAGACCTATTGCAAAACCAAAAAGACTTAGGTATGGCAATTATGAAAATTGCCGACGAAAACACTAAGGAGTTTGAGAAAAATGAAAAGGAAGCCGCTAAAATACTTAACCAACAACAAAGGGAAGCTGCAAAGGATGCAATAGGGGTTATTCAAGACCAAATGGATATTGAGGAGAAGATGGCGGGTAAGGATTTCGAGAAGAAGAAGGAAGCCGTTAGGAAGGCAATGCAAGAGTTAAAAGCGTTAATGGCTAACTCAACAAATCCTAAAGTTATTGACGATTTGGGTAATGCTTATACTAAATTAGGTAAGAAGTTAGAAACATTAAATATAGACGAACAAAACGAAAAGACTAAGCAATTAAACGATAGTTATACCGATTTTGCTAAAACTGTATCAAAAGGAGTTTCCGATGGTTTAATGACTATGTTCGACGCAATGCAAAAGGGCGAAAGTCCGTTAAAGGCGCTTACTGATATGATTATGAAGATGGTCGCTCAATTAGCCGCTGCGGTTGTTCAAGCGTTAATATTCAAAGCAATTATGTCCGCGTTTGGATTAGGTGGATTAGCTGGAGGCGAAGAAGGAGGCGGTGGCGGATTGCTTGGTGGTATTGGTAAGATATTTGGATTTGCGGAAGGTGGAATAGTTTCACGTCCAACGATTGCAATGGTGGGAGAAGGAGGACAAAGCGAGGCGATTATGCCATTGAATAAATTAGGCAATATGATGAATAGTACTTTTAATTCGGGAGCAATGAGCGGAGCCGGAGGCGGTGGCGGTAACGGACAATTCGTATTAAAAGGAAGCGATTTAATTTTAGCAATGAATAGAAGTAATTTCTCTCTAAACGTTAGAAGATAATGAGTTATAACATACATTGGACAAGTTCGGCAATATCTAAAAACGAGAATGTTTACCAATTAGATATTTACGATAAAGATTATACAGGGGACCCAATTACCGTTCCCGTAGGGGAGCAACCGTTTGTAATAAAAGCAAACGCAGCAAGTGACAACCAATACGAAGCGTTATTGGCAAGTGAGTTAAGAGTTGTTTTGAATATAACAAACACTCAAGAGGACTTTATTGATTTCTCAAATGAGGACCAATTCAAGTACTTTGGTATATTAAGTTACGACGATAATATTGTTTTCCAGGGTTGGTTATTGCCGGATGCAATGACAATGCCATTTTCAACGGGGGAGGTTGAATGTGGGTTTTCTTTTATAGATGGTTTGGCAATGCTAAAGACTATTTATTACACTCCCTCAAACTTAAACACTTCTATTTTAGAGAATACAAGGCAAACAATTCAAAACTGCATAAACGCTTTAAATTATCCTTTTGGGTATAATATAAACATAGCGGTTTCAATATTTGCCGGTGGGATGCAAAATAGGACTGCGGATATTAAAAACGAGCCATTGTCGCAATCTTATATGTATGTGAACAATTGGTTCAACTCAAGCCAAATAACAACCCCAAATATCGATCCGTTTTATTATAGTGATTTCATTTCTTGTTACGAAATATTAGAGTACATAATAACAGGATGGGGATGTCAGTTATTTCAAGCGAATGGCGAATGGTATGTTGCAAACGTTAACGAAATGGCTTCCGATAATATTTATGTAACCAAATACGACGAAACAGGAACTTACATTTCAGCAAGTAACAGTCATATAAATTACACTATAAAGCCTTACGACGGACAAGATGAGTTATACTTTGTAGATAATAGCCAAGCAAAAATATTAAGACAAGGTTTCTCGCAAATATATTTTACGACTAAATCGGAGTTCGCGGTTAACTATATTGATAACGGTTACTTGAGAAGATTAACGGGTGGTGTTCCTTACGGTTGGTTAACACAAACTAACGGAACGGGTGCGGTTACTTTTAGTACGGGAGAAATAGCCAACTTTTATAACTTAACTTATTCGTCAGTAGGAACCTTTGACTCGTTTGCGGGTGTTAGACCAATATATACTAAATATGTATGCCTTGGCGACATAATGGACGTTAAGTTTAATTATAAGCTAATAGATAACCCAATAGACGAGAAGCCAATATGTACTGTTAAAATAGAAATAATATACGGCTCAACAACTTATTATTACTCAAAGAATGAAACTTGGGAAATAGCGGGAGCAAACCCTGAGTATTACCAACCTACCGGCGATTTAACCCCAAACAAGGTAAACTCGATTAGTTTCTCAACGGCTCCAATACCGGTAACAGGGCAGTATTATTTTTCAGTTAGGGTAAATCCGCCTCAAACGGGATTATTACAAACGCAAACAAGCATTGACGTAAGCGTATTTTCGATTACGTTTTCTAATAATTTCTCATATAATTTAGTTTCAGTACAAAAGGAAACTACCTTTCAAAACAAGAAAACAGTTGACGGTTATATTGGAGCAAGGTTTGGCGAAAACTTTAATTCAATTGGTGCAATTATGGACATTTCAGGATTGAATGTGTATTCTTATTGGTATCGACAACCTGAAGCCGGAACGGGATATTACTCAATAAACTTGGTTGGTATAATTGCAGAAGATTACTTCTTTACGCAATCTAAGGCGCAAATTAACGTTAGTGGTTCTTTGATGTCATTAATGAGCAAGAAAACAGGGGAGTCAACTAAAAGCCATTTAAGTTTATTTGCTTCTATAAAAGTATTAGATACTTCTTTAGGTCCTAATAACATTACGGAGAAATATTACATAATGGGGAATTGTGAACTTGATTTGATTGAGGACACTTTAAACGGTGCTACATTATTGGAGGCTTCAAATGTAAGGATACCGAACATAATCAAAAATGCTAATTTTACGGTTGAACAATAAAATAAACTAAATTTGTAACATGGCAGACAAAGTAGAAGGTAAAAATATAATGCTCTATTATCACGAAGCGCCTTCGGAGGCTTACCCCGATGGACGTGACATTCCTTTTGCGTGTTCAACTAACTGCGTTTTTAACGTAACGGTGGACCAAAAAGAGGTAACAAGTCAATCTTCGGCTTGGTATAAGGAGTACAAAATTGACATGGCTTCATGGACAATTAGTTGCGATGGCTTAGTTACTTTAAATGGTTACGGCTATTTAAACTTTTTAAATATACAAAAGAATAGAACCCCAATAAGTATAAAGTTTGTTATCGATAACGGAGTTGACGGATTGGTAATTATTAGCGGTACTTGTAACCTATCTAGTTTTCAATTGAGTGGTCCATTCAAGGACATTGCAACTTATTCGGTTAGCTTACAAGGAACAGGCGCTTACGGTACTACGGGAACTTCGCTTAACCCAAGCGGTACGGTTATCGTTGCGGGTGGGGTTGTTACTGATAAACAATACACGGCTGCGGGAGCGGAAACGACAATAACTTGGACTGATATGATCGGTAAGACTTGTCTTTATGTATCAAGAGGTGGGGTTGACGTTAGGGACATTGTGGGTAGTGGTGCAACGGGCGAACAAGTTGCCTGGAACTCAACGACGGGAGTGTTAACATTCCCTAGAGCGCTTGAAAGTGATGAGTTTGTTCGTGGTTTATTCCAATAAAAATAATATAAAATGAGTCAACAGTTACAAATAACAGGCGGAGCCAAAGTAAGAAGTTTAGAAGGTGTTATCACGGGTTCAACGGGAGTGTTGGGTTCTTTGCCTATTAACGCTTCAAATGGTATTCCACAATTAGACGTAAACGGTAAAATATTAGTTTCTCAATTACCTAATTCCGTAATGGAATATAAGGGAACTTGGGACGCTGCAACGAATACTCCAACCTTAGCGGATGGCACGGGAAACCAAGGCGACGTTTATTTGTGTAATGTGGCGGGAACGGTTAACTTCGGTTCAGGTCCGATTTCATTTGTAGTTGGCGACCAAGTTATTTATTCGGGTACTATTTGGCAGAGGGCGAGTGGTGCAACCGGTAGCGTAACAAGTGTTGCGGTAACTGAAAGTGGCGACGCTTTAAGTATTACGGGTTCTCCGATTACGACTTCAGGAACTATTAACATAGGCTTTGCCGGTACTTCGGCTCAATATGTAGCGGGGGACGGTAGCTTGATTACATTCCCTACATTAACGGGGTACGTTCCTTATACGGGTGCAACGGCTAATGTGGATTTAGGCACGTTTGATTTAACGGCTGACATAGTAAATGCGAATGATATTAAAGCATTGACAAGTGCAGGTTTGGATATTTATTCAAATAGTGGAACACATATTGCTTTAATGGGTGGCGGTGGTGGTGCAGGTACTACTTTTTATGGTGGCATTGTAGGAACAACAGGTTCTTTTGCCTCAAATGGTGGTAGTGATACATTTGCTATAAATCATTCAAGCGGTGGTGGCATAGCTTTAAATATTACAAAAGGCGGTAGTGGCGAAGGTTTATATATAAATAAAACAAGCGGTTCGGGTAATGCTGCCACAATAATAGGGACTTTAAATGCAACTACTTTAGTAAAAAGTGGCGGAACTTCTTCGCAATTCCTCAAGGCAGACGGTAGTGTTGACTCTAGTGTTTATGCTTTAGACTCATTGGTAGTTAAATTAGCGGGAGCGCAAACAATTACAGGGGTTAAAACTTTTAGTGCGCAACCTAAATTTGATACAGCAATAGCAATTAAAGAAGGGACAAGCGGAACACTTACGGGATATACTTGCATTGGTGCTAATATCAATCAATTATTAATAGGAGTAGTTGGAGCAACACACACTTTAACATTCCCAACGGGTTCAAGTTATACATATACTTTACCAAGTGCAACAGGAACTTTAGCTTTAACAAGCGACATTCCTTCATTAACGGGGTATGTTACTTTAGCGACAAATCAAACAATTACAGGCGACAAATATTTTACAGGGTTTACAACTTTTAACATAAATCAAGTTGTATTTGGAGGAGGTATTGCAATAAACAATACAACAAGCGGAGGCGCAGTTTCAGGTCATACCGTTTTAGGTGCAAATGCAGACGGCTTACAAGTTAATTTATCGGGCGGAGCGTATAATAATTTAAAGTTTGCTAATACTGCAACGGGACACGATTATACATTCCCTAACGCTTCGGGAACTTTGGCTTTAACAAGTGATTTAGGTTCTTATTTACCTTTAAGCGGTGGGACTTTAACGGGTCAGGTTAATTTTATGGGATATTTTAGCATTTATAGCGACTCCTCTAATATGGGTGCTTTAGGCTTTAATAGAAATGCTTCAACGGGAGCAATATATAATTCTTCTTATGGAGCATACCAATTACAAAATGTAAATGGGGATTTTCTATTAAGTGCGTTTAATTCTGCAGGAACATATCAAGCGAATAGACTTACAATATCTTCAACAGGTGCAGCTACATTCTCTAGTAGTGTAACGGCAGGAAGTGGTATATCAAGCGGATATGCAACATTGAATTTAATTGATAGTGGTATTGGTAGTGCAAGATATGCGTCTATTAGAAAAAATTATGATAGTCCTTTTGATTTAAGAATAAGAGCATCTAATTCGGAATCTGCTGCACCTATAACATTTGATGTAAGCAATGCAGTAGAGGCAATGCGTATTACATCAACAGGCAACGTAGGTATAGGAGTTACTTCTCCGGCTTCAACCTTAGATGTTAGAGCTGCAATAGGTGCGGGACAATTAGTTCAGTTAGCTAATACTAGCGGTTATTCTAATAGTAATACTTTAGACATTGGTTTTGCTTTGGCTAACTCAAATAGTGGATTGGCAAATGTGGCTTCTATTGGAGTAACAAACCCAAGTGCAACTGCTAATAATTACGGGGATATTTACTTTAAGACTGCACAAGCAAGTGGTACCCTTAACGAGCGAATGAGAATTACAAGTGCGGGCGATTTACAGTTAGACTCGGCGCAGTTAAATGTACCTAAAACATTTTTATTTTATGCTAATAGTGATACAGGTGGAAGTTATGGAAACATAAAATGGAAAAATGTACAATGGGATGGATTTACAAGAGCAGAAATTGTAGTTGAAGGAGATGGAGCGTTATCTAACGGTAGAATGATATTTAAAACCGGTTCAAGTGGTGGAAATGCTACTGAAAAAATGAGAATTAATTCGGCAGGAGCGGTATTAGTTGGTAAAACTACAAAAAGCTCATTTACGAGTGCAACCACAATAGAAGTAAACGGGGAGTTAGCTGCCTATGGTTCTTATGCCGGTGTTTTCTTTGAGAATAGAGCGACCGCGGGAACTATGTACGGTTGGTACGGTAACGGTTCCGGAATATACTTATATAATCAATCATACGGGAATATTGGTGTTTTTGGTTTATCAACAGGTAATTATACTGCATTATCGGATAAAAATAAAAAGAAGGATTTTGAACAAAGTGAAATAGGATTAAATGCTGTTTTAGGATTGAAGCCTACTTTATACCGAATGAAAAGTGATAGCAATGAGGCTGCTAAGCAATTAGGTTTTATTGCGCAAGAGGTTAAAGATTTTATTCCTCAAGCGTATGTTGAACAAGATAATTTTATTGGGTTAAATGAAATGCCAATAATTGCAGCTTTAGTAAAAGCAATCCAAGAGCAACAAGCACAAATAGAAGAATTAAAAGCTAAAATAAAATAAAATGGCAACAACTTATCAATGGGTAATTAACCAACTAGATACCGCACCAAGCGAGGACGGATTAACGGACGTAGTTAAAGTAGTAAATTGGACTAGAACCGCTGAACAATTTGTAGGTGGCGAACCTATCAATGTTTCAGTTTACGGAACTATGGGTTGTCAAACCCCAAGCGAAACTGATTTCACGGCTTACCCTGATTTAACGTATGAGCAAGTTTGTTCTTGGTTGGATGCTGGATTAGACGTTGAGGCTATCGACTTAGGACTAGATAACCAAATTGAGAATATAATCAACCCTCCAATAATTGTTTTGCCTTTGCCTTGGACAACTCCAAGTTAAATTTGGCAATTCAATAAAGGAAATCTTATATTTGTAAAAAACATATAATATGCAAATCAACGAAACACAATTAAAAGAATTACAGGCTTACCTTTTAGAATTACCGGCTAAGTATGCAAATCCAATATTCGAGTTCTTGGGGAACATCGCAAAGGAGCAAGGAATACAATCGGAAGAAGCCACAAAAGAGGACTAAATGGAAAGTATTGCAATTTTCTTAGTGGGACAAGCCATTGCGATTGTCATAGGCTTAATAAGTATTTATATTAAAGTTAGCTTAAAGCTAAAAGAATTAGAGGTGCGAGTTAATATGGTTGAAAAGCAAGAGGACGTTATCACTAAGAAACTTGACAATATCCAAACTAGCCTAAACAAATTATTTGTTGCGTTAGAAAACAAACAAGACCGAGAATAATGCGAGAAGTCGTTATCTTTTTATTGGTAGCGATTGCCATCTTCTTATTAGGCAAAAGTTGTTCTTACATAAAGAACGATCCTATCGTTGTCACTTTGGTTGACACGGTTTACCAGCAAAAGACTTTGACCAAGTACATAAAAGGCAAAGACATTCCATTTTACATTTACTCCGAAGACATCGAAACCGATACGGTCCGCGACACAATTACAATAGTCAAGGAATACTTGACAACTAAAGTCTTTACGGACACTTTTACAATAGATAGTTCAAAGTTTACGATTATTGACACTATTAGCAAGAACACAATCCAAGGAAGGCAATTTAAGGCTGATATTCGCGAAAAAACAATAAGAATTACCAATAACATATACCAACCCAACAAGAATGGCTTTTATTTGGGTGTTTTAGGCGATTTAAGACGCTTAGATAACAATTTAGGCATAGGGTTAGGGGTTGGCTATAAGAGTCCTAAAAACGACTTATTTTTGCTTAATATTACAACTAACCAATATTCGGTTGGTTATTACAAGAAAATATTCTAATATGAAGAACTTAAAAGCGTGGAAGACTACGAGCATTGGATTGGTATTAATTATTGGCGCAATAGCGACTGTATTCTTAGGGAAAGCGGATTGGACGGGTGCAATTGTGGGAGTTAGTACCGGAGTTGGCTTATTGTTTACCCCTGATACAATGATTGACAAAATGATTAAAAAGGACTAATATGCTTAGCAAGAAATCAATTGACCTAATTATACACTTTGAAATAGGTGGACGTTCGTACTACGAGAAAGCCTTGCAAAAGGTAACCTATCCTGGTGGCGATAGCGGAGCGACGATTGGCATTGGTTACGACCTAGGTTATAATACCGAAAAGCAATTCTTAGCGGATTGGTCCCCTTGTTTGAACTTAAACTTTGTTAATGCATTAAAGCCTTTATGCGGATTAAAGAAGGACAAAGCAAAGTCAATGATTAGAGGCGAAGTGTTAAATGTTCGTATCCCGTACAATATTGCATACGACGTATTCGTTAAGAGTACATTACCTAGGTTCTACAAAGCTACCTTAAGTATTTATCCTGAAATGATACACTTAAACGAAGATACTCAAGGCGCTTTAGTATCAATGGTATTTAACAGGGGAACAAGTTTAACGGGGGATAGGAGAAGGGAAATGAAAGCCATTGTAAATCTAGTAAAAGAACAAGACTACGAAGGCATTGCGGAAGAAATAGAAAAGAGTAAAAGACTTTGGGAGGGAGTCGGCTTGGATGGTTTAGTTATACGAAGGGAAGCCGAAGCGGACTTAATACGGGACTCAATAGCATAAAACAACAAAACCAACATAATGACAACAACAACCAAACGCAAACGACTTTACTTCGATATTGAAGTGAGTGCAAACGTGGGTTTATTTTGGCAATCAGGCTTTAAGATTACAATTGGCGCGGAGAACATTATTAAAGAACGTGCAATCATTTGTATTTGTTACAAATGGGAAGAAGATAAAGATGTTTATTATTTACATTGGGATAATAAGCAATGCGATAAAAAGTTACTACAAGAATTTATTAAGGTGGCGAATGAAGCCGACGAACTGATCGGGCATAATGGCGACAAGTTTGACTTGGCTTGGATTAGAACTCGTTGTCTATTCCACCGAATTGATATGTTCCCAACTTATACAACTATCGACACTCTAAAGGTTGCTCGTTCCAAGTTTAGGTTCAATTCAAATAGACTAGATTATATAGGGAAGTTTTTAGGCTTAGGGCAAAAGATACATACCGACTTTAATTTGTGGAAGGATATAATGTTAAAGAACGATAAGAAGGCTTTAAACAATATGATTGATTATTGCATCCAGGATGTTGTATTACTAGAGAAGGTTCACAAAGAATTAAACAATCATATCCTTGCTAAGACGCATTACGGAGTTATATTTGGCGGGGATAGGGGAACTTGTCCGGAATGTGGTTCCGACGAATTAATGAGGAGCAATAAAAGAATAATGGCTTCAGGATTGGTTAAGATACAATATAGATGCAAAACGTGCGGTAAAATGCACTCTAAAACTGATAAATAATGGACTCTAATATTTTAACTTTGGTCATTGAAGATATGCGTAAGCGCGAAGCTAAAGGCAAGATTGAATACGGAACAACCTTAGACCGCAAGGATTTAAGCGATAACGATTGGATGCATTACGCATACGAGGAGGCTTTAGACCTAGCCTTGTATCTTAGAAAAATGATTGAGAATAAAAACGATAAAGTATATTAATATGCGTTACCCTAAAAACTGGAATAAAATGAGCTTAGCAGAGCAAGAAATGTGGTTAGTAAAAAAGTTAACCGAGTTGTATAACATGGAAAACAATATTAAACAAGCGTTGGCAAAGGTTAGAGGTGGAACAAAGTTTGAAGTAAAAGAAATTGACCGTCCGGACGAAGCATTATTGAAAGCGTGAAAATAAAAGTTATATATAAGAAATTAGGTAGGGAACAAGCGCACGGCATAGCCGAAAGCGACGGGGTAATTTATATTGACCCACGATTAAAAGGTCGCAAATTGCTTGAAATATACATTCACGAGGTAATGCATTTACTTTACCCCGAAGCAAGTGAGGAGGAAGTAATTGAAAAGAGCGTAATATTAACCAAACTACTATGGCGACTAGGGTATCGAATGGTCGATAATTCCAAGCATTTACCCCTCCAAGATGGCTCTAAATAAAAAGTTATCTTTGTAATGTTGTTTTCACATAGTTGGTTTCTCCCTAGTTTAAAACGCTAGGGAGTTTTATTTGGTCGAATAGTGAGAATGGACTAATTTAGTCCTAATTCATAGCAAGACAGACATAAATGGTTACGGAGGCTTCTTTTTAGTTGCCTCCCTTTTTTTTGCATAAATAATTGGACATTTAGCTTTACTTTATTCCAGCCTATTCGGAATAACATATATATTTTATTATAATAACTCAATGATAGCGTAAGTTGTAGAGCATTAACAAATATTTAACTAAAAATAATTGTGTAAAACTATTGTTTATAACTGATGTTAATATATCTTTGAACCTGAAACCAAAACAAAAAGCTATGAATTTAGAAATTACATTTCAACAAAACTTACTACTTATTGACGGCTTAAACGGTCGTATTCAAACAGTAGAAAAATTAATTGCAACATTCCAAAGTATGACATTGGTTGCAGCGTACGTTAAAGAACGTGACGAACTGATTGAGTTAAAAGCAAAATTATTATCTATTATTTAATCATTTAAAACAAACAACTATGAATTGGAAAGAAAAAAACAAAGATTACATTAACGATAGTGTAAGCCTTACGACTTCAATTGTAATTATTATTATAAGTTTATTAATCGGTTGTTTAGCCGACAACCTTTAAACCCAAATGCTATGGACCAATTAATTTACCAAGGAAAACAACTTAAGTTACACAAAAGAGCAACTTGTTTGCTAGAGTTATTAAAAGCCGCACAGGCAAGACAAACCTTATTTGAAAAGGATTTATCATTATGGCGAAGGGGTACTTATGACACTCCAATTCGCTTAATGACTAAGGAGGAGGACATTCTAATTAAAATAGCTAGAATGAACCAAGTGCAAAAGCGCATCCTTAAATCCTATCATTGGTTAATCTTAGACCTTTACGAAATTACCGATCAATTTATGTTACCTATTAATACATTTTTATAAAACAATCAATTATGAGTTATTGGACCGCACCGAGCCGAAGAATGAGCAAAATATTATACAACGAACAAAAACACGCAAAGGAAATCATTGAGAACATTTGCGACTTTTACGGATTGACAACCGTTCAGGTTAAGGGCAAATGCAGAATGAGAAGTTATGTTAAAGCTAGATTTATCGCAATTTATATGATTAGGAAGCGAACAGGATTAACGCTAAAAGAAATTGGCAGAATGTTCCATCGCGATCATACTAGCATAATCCACGCTTGTCAAACTATCGAAGAAGTATTAAGTTTAAGGTTCGATAATGACTACCAAGACGAAATAAAAAAAATATTGCAATTGTTTTGATTTATTCACAAAATACCTTTACTTTTAATTATTATTTAACCAAAATTCAATGCTATGAATGAAAACAACAATTTTACAACGTCAAAACTTATAAACATTTATAAGGCTTTGGCTAACTTCCAACAGGATTGTCCGGTAATTCACAAAGGAACAAACGGGCATAATTACACTTACGCAGACCTCCCGCAAATCTTAGACGTGATTAATCCATTGCTAAGAAAGCACAATTTGGGATTTACTCAATTATTAGTTGAGGACGGGTTAAAAACAATCTTATTCCATACTGAAAGCGGAGAAAGTATTGAAAGTGTTGCGACTATCCCTCAAGTAACTTTACGAGGTATGAATGAGTACCAATCGTTTGGGTCCGCAATTACTTATTATCGTAGGTATTCATTATCCGCCATTTTAGGATTGGTTACGGATAAAGACACGGACGCAGCCGGAGAAAAGGAAACCAAGTTGCCGGCATTTGTAAAGAAACATAAAAACGCAACTGATTTGACATTGGCAATTGATAGTTGCGAAACTTTGGCAGAATTGAGTAAACTACATACCTTGAACAAAGATTTAATTAATCCGGGTATAAGCGCATTATTCACTAGCAAAAAAAACCACTTATAAAATGAACAATTTAGCAATTTGGGAAATCGCACCCTCTAAAAGCGAAATAGAAACATTGGCTCAAAATGTAGCCAATGAATTATCCGAAGGCACAATTAAAGCCGAAGACATTGCAGTTAAAATTTCCGTAATGGAAAACTTTACTAAAACATTAAGGGCAAAAAGTGAGGAACATATAATTGACTTCCTGGATAAATGTCCTAAAGGCAAATACGACCACTTAGGAGCCTTATTAAGCCTTAAAGACACTCAAACGTATGATTATGCTTCATACTCGCCAAGATGGGCGGAATTACAGGCGCAAATCGATATTCTTAAGGCGGAGCAAAAAGAAATCGAGGAGAACGGTAAAAAGTTTGAGCGTGGACAAATACCTTTAAAGTCCTATAAGCAATCATTCGTAATCACTTTAAACAAATAATATGATAGTAATTAACATCGAAAAGGAAAAAATCCAATGGAAGCCTGTTGAAACTAAAACAGGAGTAAGACACTTTGCAAACTTAGTAGTTGACAATTTAAAAGAAGTTGACGAAAAGGAAAACACGCATTCAGTATATAACAACCAAAGCAAGGAGGACCGAGCGGAGAAGAAGAAAAAAGAATACTGCGGACGTGGCAAAGAATACAACTTTAAAAAAGAATATTCTAAGCCTGTAAACCAACAGGAAGCTGAAGACGGATTGCCATTTTAATAATTAAAAATAACCAACTATGAAGACGCAAAACGAACAAATCAAAGCCTATTTAAGTAAAGGCAAATCAATCACTCCAATAGACGCATTAAGTAAATTTGGATGCTTTAGATTAGCAGCTAGAATAAGCGATCTTAGGAAGAATGGATTAAAGATTGTAACTAAGAATGTAACTGTTAGTGGAAAAACCTTTGCAAGTTATAAAATATGTTAAAACACGCTTCATTATTTAGTGGAATTGGTGGGTTTGATTTGGCAGCCGAATGGGCAGGTTGGGAGAATATCTTCCATTGTGAATGGAACCCATTTGGACAAAAAGTTCTTGCTCACCACTTCCCTAATTCAAAATCTTACAATGACATTACTAAAACAAACTTCTCTATTCACAAAGGAACAATTGATGTCCTTACAGGAGGGTTCCCTTGTCAACCCTATTCAACAGCCGGTAAACGACTTGGGAAAGCCGACGAAAGGCATTTGTTTCCTGAAATGTTACGAGCAATTAAAGAAATTAAACCAAGATGGGTCATTGGCGAAAACGTTCGTGGACTTGTTAGTTGGAATGGAGGGTTGGTATTCGACGAGGTGTGCGCTGACTTGGAAAGTCAAGGCTATGAAGTACAACCGTTTCTTATACCAGCTGCAAGCGTCAACGCTCCGCACCGAAGGGACCGAATTTGGTTTGTTGCTTACTCCAAGAGCAAAGGAAGCAGTACAAGATTTGGACAAATTCAAGACCAGGATGAAGAAATATCGGAATGGGACGACAATGCCAAATTTAGCAACTCAAGTGATGGGAATGTTGCCAACTCCAAAAACATTGGACAGCCACAATCAAAGACCCTTAACCGAAGGGAAGAATATGAGCCAAACAACGGGGATTTCCTATGGAGTACATTTAGTTCAATTAGCTCAAGCGGGGATGCTTCCAACTCCAATTTCTTCGGATGCGAGAGGGAGCGGGAGCAAAGAGTCATTGATAAAAAGAGGAAGGGGAGAGAAAAACGACTTGGGAAGTTGGGCGACAATGAACTCAACCGATGGCAAAAATTCCCAACTCAACCCGCGCTTTGTAGCGGAAATGATGGGATTTCCCGAGAATTGGACGGAATTACCTTTTCTAAATGGAGAAACGAGTCAATAAAGGCATACGGAAACGCAATAGTTCCTCAAGTTGCTTTACAAATATTTAAAGCAATTAATGAGTTTGAATTATTGACAAATAAGTAGTACATTTGCAACAGGTGTAGGATACCTATTAACAAACTTATTGGCTCAAAGCTGAACCCTCAATCCTACTGGGGGGAATGCCGAGAGCCTTTTTTATTACATGAAAAGTAAATCATATTATTTTAGCCACGATTATAACGCGGCTAACGATACTAAGATATTGTTTCTTAGGCATCAATTAGGAATGGAAGGTTACGGCATTTATTGGTTTCTTATAGAACGATTAGCCGACGCTGGAGGTAAATTGCCAATTGAATTAATTCCTGTTTTAGCAATGCAAATGCAATCGACCGATATTAAGGTTAAAGGAGTAATTACACAATTTGATTTATTTACAATTGACTCCGGCGAGTTTTGGTCCGAAAGGTTGCAAAGTCATTTAAGTTTAAGGGAAAAATTAAGCCAAAGCGGTAAAAATGGTGCCTTAAATAGATGGGGAAATGGGGAGGCTAATAGGGTGGCTATTGGGGAGGGTAATGCAAAGAAAAGAAAAGAAAAGGAAATAAAAGTAAAAGAAACTAAAGTAAAGTTATTTAGTGAAACCGAGTTTATAAATATAGAAATATTTAAGCAAAAATTTATTGGTAGTATTTATGAAAATGCTAATTTTAATTATTATCACGAAATCATTAACAATTGGTCAAGTTCAGGTGGAAATAAAAAGTTAGATTGGATTGCCACGGCTAAAAATTGGATGGCAAAAGATATTAAAGAAGGAAAATTTATTGACATAAACTACAACCCAAATGCAAAACGAATTAATCAAGATAGAAAGCCAACTTACGCAGAACAACAAGCTGCCCTTAGAAATAGCTTCTAAATTAACCGACAAGACGGAGTTAATGGTTTATAACTCGCTTAATTCAATGAGTATAAATAGATGCTCACTAATTGAGGTAAAAGAAACAATTAAATACTGTTTACAGTTATCAGGGTGTCAAACTCCAACCTTAGAGGACTTTAATTTTATAGTTGACTTTGTCATTGAGAATTACGGTAACTACAAATTAGAAGAACTTAAGACCGCTTTTAAGTTATTGGCAACCGATAAACTAAGCGTCGAAAAACATATCATATTTAACCCTAGATTAGTTGGCGAAGTGATGTCAGCTTACAAGCCATTGGCGATCCAAGTAAGGCAGAAAAGTGAGCAAAAAGTAAACGAAGAACCGCCGGTCCAAAAGATTGACGAACAACAAGTAATAAACGACGAGGTAACTTGGTGGAATAATAACGATAAAAAAGATTGGAGGCTATTGAATTACCAGGTTTTTGACATACTTTGGCGAAATAAAAAGATAACGTTAACAAAAGAAAAGGCGGACGCAATAAAGTCAAAGGTAAAAGCGTACTATAAAACGAGGGCAAAAAATGATAAAGACAACGAAATTATTGAGGACGATGTGTTTATTAAAAACAACTGTAAAAAATATACTCTAGGACTTTACTTAAATAACCAACTATAAAACATTGCCCTCGCCAAATAATTAATAACAAACAGGGGTGTGAGTTATACCGGTGGGGGCATTTAACCAACTATGAGCAACAAATTATACCAACATATTTGCCAAAAGTACCCAAACGTACAATATAACGGCGAAGACCTTAGCTTAGACAATCTTTACTCCAGGGAGTTAAAGAAACGATGGCTTGATATTAATAATTATCCAACTATAACGCATATTATAATTGATTTGAGAATAAGTGAACGAACGGTTTATAGATTGGCAAAACAAAACAATTTAGGCTCACGATGGGAAATACATAAAAACAAATAACCGTATTTATCCGTAGATATACGATAAAATAACCAAAACAAATAACCTATGAACGAAACTTTTACAAATGAACAAGCTATTGAGGATTTGTTAGACAAATTTGATTTTAATAAAGTTCAAAAAGCAATGCAGGTATTAGATTGGAAATGGGCATCCGCTGAAAATGGAGTACCTACTATTTATGAATTAAGAAAAACGGCAAGAGGTATATTGAAAGATGCTTATGAAACAGGAGTAACAGAAGTATCAATTGGTGGTTTTTCGGCTAAATATGATGGTAGTGATAGGGAAAAATGGTTGTATTTAGAATTTACATTAACACAAAGTTCAACGTTTTATAACCAAAACAAATAACCTATGGAATATATAAAAGTATTTATTTGCGTAATGGCATTTACCGCATTGGTAACAACTGCGATTATTTGGAACGATTTAAAGAAAAACAAATGATAATAATAATCTTAATCGGTATTATAACAATATTGGAAGCAATACAATTTTACAAACAAACTAAATAATGGAATACTTAGTAATAATCAGCTTACTATTTACTTTATTTTGGTTAAGTGAGCAATTAAACAAAAAGAAATGAGCGGAGAAGTAAAAGGCTTAGAGAATAGCCGAGCAATCAAAATGGTTGATATAGAAACAAAAGAAACAACTGTTTATAGGTCAATCGCTTACGCGGTTAGAGTAACCGGAGTAAATGAGTACGCAATAAGAAGCGGATTAAATCCATTGCAAAAGAAACGATTTGAAGTAAACGGGCGCAAAGTGTGTTTCCGTGTTGTTAAATAAACTAATTTTGCAATATGGCATTAACAACAATTCCTAAACTAACGGCAAAGGCGCAAAAGATATTTAACGCTTATATCAGGCAAAGGGATAGCCAAGACGGGTACTTTACTTGTATTAGTTGCGGACAAACTAAAGAAACTAGCTTAATGGATTGTGGACATTTTGCACCCGTTAAGGGAGGAAGTGCGTTAAGATTTGATGAATATAATTGCAATGGCGAATGCAAACGATGCAATGGATTTGATGAATTTCATTTAATAGGTTATAGACGTGGGATTATTGATAAATACGGGGAAGCGATATTAATTTATTTAGAACAAAATGCTAGATTAGTTAAGAAATGGAGTAGAACCGAATTAAACGATATAATTGAAAAATACAAGTAAGATATATGAAACTATGCGTGAGGTGCCATCCGTAAACGGTTATTATGGGTACACTTTTGTAATAGAAGAAATAAATCACTTTGTTTATGGGGAAACTAAAGAAGAAGCCTTTAACTTTGTGGCTGATTATATAAACGAATATTATGGCGAAACTAACGACTAACGGGAAAACAACATTTGGCAAACGTAAATGTGGCAAGGCTAAGAAGTCTTACAACAAACATAGTCCTAAGCCTAAACCTTATAAAGGACAAGGACGATAATGAAAAACACTTACGGCAAAAGAACCTATAAATGCAAATGCGGTTCAATAGAAGAACAGTTTATTTGGCAAAGCGAACTTGATAAACATAAGTTTAAATGTAGCCATTGTAAAAAGTCAGTAGGAATAGAACAGTTAAATAAAGTTGAGAAGGTGCAACTTCCATCTATTAGAACCGATACAAAAAATAGATAATGAATATTAGCGAAATTAAACCCAATCCAAATAACCCTAGGAAGATTAACAAACTAGAGTTTGACAAATTGGTTAACTCAATAGAGCAAGACCCGGACTTATTACAAGCCAAGCCAATCATATTGGACGAAAACAATATTATATTGGGAGGACATCAAAGATACCGCGCTTGTATTCAATTGGGTATTCAAGACGTGCCGGTAATTGTTATGAATGGTTTGACCGAGAAGAAGAAGAAAAAATTATTGATAATAGACAATACGCACAATGGGGAGTTCGATATGGATATGTTAGCAAATGGCACTTGGGACCTAGAGGACTTAAACGATTGGAGTATTAATTTAGATTTCTTAGCGCCCACAATTGAGGAGCCTAAGAATATAGACAACACTAAAAAAGGAAACATTTGCCCGAATTGTGGTGTATCTTTGTAAAACGAGAATAAATCGTGAAGTATGGCAAACGAACAAAACCTTAAACCTTTTCAGGTTGGCAACCCTGGCGGACCGGGCAGACCTAAAGGAGTACAAAATAGCAAGACAAGACTTTTGCGTTTACTTGAATTAGTACAAAAGAAGAAGAACCCAATTACCGGAGAAGAAGAAGAATTTACGGTCCTTGAGTTAATGGATATGCAAATGATTGCTAAGGCATTAAAGGGCGACCAAAGGGCATATCAGGAAGTAATCGACCGATTGGAAGGCAAGGCAAAGCAATCGACGGAGGTTGAAGTTAGTGGCGGAGTGAATATAACTTGGGAAGAAAAGAAAACATACGTACAAAATACGGGAAGCCTATAATGGAATTATCCATAAAACAAACTATTGCGCTCGATTTGCTCGAGGACAAGACAACAAACGAAATACTTTTCGGC